TATTTGCAGCTAGCTTAGTTTCGTCTAATTCTTCATTGAGGAATTTTACTCTGAAATTTAGAAATGTGCGTAAGTCCAATCTGTCCATTTTTTCAACTACAGGACGTACGCCATATTTCTCATGCATTTTATTGATATCTTGTACCCAATCTTTACTCATATTATTAATTTAGATATATTATACTCTATTTACTTGGTTTTGTAAATACTAAAAGAAGAATTGTTGCAAATCAGCTCGTGGTTCTGCAGCCCATCCAATCGCATCAAGAATTATCTTAATAGGATCTAGGAATGTTTTTTCAAACTGTAAATCATGATTCACGTACTTATGTAGTTCAAGCTCTTCTGGTAAATGGCCGGGGAACGAAATGACATTTTCTTGAATTACATTGGGAACCATAAGATAGATGAATTTGATCTTATCGCCATTTTGAATAAGTTGGTATTTTTTCTCAAGAGCTAAAGAACGTATACGATTGTTGTGTAACAAAGCGCCGCGGACATGGATGGGAGTACCCTTTTTATAGGTAGCAGAGCGATCTGCCCATTTCGTCATGTCTGTTATACCCCGCGGAAAGGCGATTTCATCGGGAGGAAGCGATTTGAAATAATCTTTAAACATTTTTATCGCTTCTTGTGTTTTTTCTTCATCGCCGGAGACGATTATTTTAAACATGTTGTTCATTGCCTCACGGCAAACTTGTGGAGTGGATGACTTGACTGCTTCAATACCCATTATCTTAATTTTAGGTTCAGCGTACTGAACACCTTCGTTGTTGTGAACGTTAAGAATATACCGTTTTTTAGCAGTCCATATTCCTCTATCAGCAATTGCTTCGCGCTTCATAACCATGCGGTGACTATAAGCATTTGTTTCATCTGAGAAATCGTTGAACGCTTTTTCGAGCATTGGCTCAATTGCTTTCGAGCCAAACTCATCTAAGAAATTTACTGGGTTTTTTGGCTTGAACTTTTCAATTAAATCATTAACTCCAATATACAAAGAGTCAGTGTCCATTGCAATTACACGGTCTTTGCTTTCTCCTAAAAACTTATCAAGGAATTCATTAACACTTTTCTCGCCGTGTTTGATAACCGCCTGTCCGGTCATAGTAATACCAGAGGCAATGCGAAGGTCAAAGTACCGAAAGTATTTGTTACCCATAGCACCATAAAGAGAATTAAGAAGAATTTTAATTGCAGTCTGAAGAGTTTCAAGGCGTGCAACTTGGCCTGTAGTAGCTTGGTATTCTTTACGTTTACGTTTTGATATTGTTTCAAGCTTTGTTTTAGCTTCAAGCATTTCATCCTTAACAGTAACACGCTTAGCATATAGCTCTTCGACAATTTCAGGAATAATGCCTTTCTTAGCTTTACTGAAGACTGCACCATTAGATGCTGTTGCTCCTTCTGCACCAGGCATTCCTAAAATAGTTTCTGGCGACATATTGTATTGCACGATAAGATTAGGATAAAGAGAGTTTAGGTCAAATGACATTACCCAATCGTGCATACCAACTTGTGGATCTTTCACGTAACCTCCAGGAAATGCTTCTGTGGTTTTTTCCTCTGATGGAATCGTCGCAATCTTAGAACGTGCTAGACGACGGAAGATGATTGAATCCCATATCGCACATGTACCTAACGTATCTTGATAATTCACACCGCCAAGATATGCCATAGTCATAACAAGAGTGATAAGACCTAGCTTGTCTTCCATACGCTCAATAAGCTCTACGTCTTTAATGTTATAGTCAACAAACATTTGATAGTCGGCATCGTAAAGATCCCGGAGAGAACCAACTTCAGAATAGTCGAGTTTTTTCTCGCCTAGTACAACGCTAGAAATATGATTAAGGGAATACGACTCTTGGTTTCCATATGTATAAGCGAACTTTTTAAATAAGTCCATATAGTCAAGGTGTTGAATACCAGTAATATCGAATGTTGTTCGTATACTTCCTTGAACGCGGATATCTTTACGCTCAATCTTCCGCCATGGAGAAATGTTTCGTACTACCTCTTCACCCAACAAAAAGACCATACGTGAAATCATATAAGGAATATCAAAGAAACGCGTGTTCCAGCCCGTAATGATGTCTGGTGTATTATCTGGCGTTGCCCAATATTCTATGAAAGCCTCTAGCATCGCAGCTTCGCTTGTGAATTGGCGATACTCAATCTTTAGATGATTAAGCTGAGTTGCTTGTTCATCGTAAGGTTTCAAACCCCAAACACGGTATGTGTCGTCCTTAGAACTTTTTAAAGCAATAGTAAGAATCTCGTTTACTGGGTTGTCAATTTCCGGGAATCCGTCGCCAAATGAAGTTTCGATATCAAGAGAAGCAATGTCAATTAGCCGTCGATCATAAGGAATTTCGTTTGGAAACTGACCTTGAATAAAAGCCGGGATGTGCCGTTCGTTTCCATAAAGTTTAAAGTCAGGAACGTCGCGGTAAGTTTTTTGAAAATCTCTTAGCTCCGACATAGAGCTAAATTGTATGGGATCAACAGGGACTCCATCAAGTGATTTCCACGTTGTGTTTTGCTTTTTTGATTTTAAATATAACGTCGGTTTGTATTTAATACGATGAGTTACTTTTTTTCCGTCATCATCATAGCCTCTATAAAGAAGATTGTTTGCAAACCTTTCGACACTTGTGTAAAATCCGCCTAATATCATGTATGTATTATAACTTATTTAATGGTAGTTGTAAATACTAAAGTTCATGTGTAGACGAATAAGCCCTCTTAGAACGGATTCTAAGAGGGCTATAGTATTTACGGTTTACGTGTGTTACTCGTTTAAAAGTTCTCTCTTTTGGTTAATTTTAAACTTTTTAGGCTTTTTCTCTTCAGGAATTCTTTTCTCTAAATAAATAGATAGAATTCCATCTGCAAGAGTAACCTCTTCTAGTTCGATGTATTCACCGAGAGTGAATGTTTTATTAAACTTACGCGTTGCAATTCCTTTATGAATATATTCTTTATTACCATTTAGATCAACATCTTTAGATGCGACGGTAATAACATTTTCTTTTTGTTCAACGAATAAATCTTTCTCGTTAAAACCTGCAACTGCAATCGCAATTTCAAATCGGTCATCATCATGCTTCACTACATTGTGAGGCGGATAACCAGATTGCTGCGTATTTAATTTTTCGATCCTATCAAACATAGAATCGAACCCGACCGTCCAGGATTGACCTGGCCATGTATTTGTATTTGTCATTTTTTTTATCTCCTTATTTAAGCGAGTTAATAATGTTGAGCTCCTTTCAGACGCTCGTTTGAGTAGTCACTTCAACTACTCAAAAGTTATTTATACGTTTTTACGTTACCAATTGAATATTTTGATTCAAGATTCCATTCTTTTTTGTCGCGATGTGAAATTATTTTAATAGAACGTAAAGACGTTTTAGGCGAAGCTTGTTCTGGAATAACAACTTCTAATAAACCCCAATCAGAAAGTAAAGTAGCAATAGTGTTTCTTCTAGCAAAGTCGTCCTCTGTAAAGTTTGAAGGTTTGCCGTCAAGAAGAAAAAGTTCTTTAAAATGAACGATAAAATAGCGACCTTGTTTGTGAAGAATATGACAACTTTGGTATAAAGTATTTTGTTCTTTTTTAGAAGATACACCAATACGTGTAAGTGTTTCTCTAATTTTTAGGAAATCATCAGGTTCTTCAATTTGCACCTCTAACATGCTCGTAGGTTTCCATTCTATAATATCTTCGTTCATAGAACTATTTATAGAAATTTAACCTTTATCATATTCGCATATTTTAATAGGTATCTTACTTTTTAGAGGAAATAACATCAGCTCCGCAATAGTTTGACCATGGTCTTTGAGTTGTTTTATTTAAACAATAATCATACAATAGATCTTCAATAATAAATGATGGGCCGGTATACCATTCTTCGTTTTTAGCCTTTTCAAAAAGATCTTTGATTTTTTCTTCAGCTAGGAACATTAACTCTCTCGTGAATTCTGATACCTTCTTAGCTTCTTCTTCAAATTCACTAGTAACTTCAATTTTAACACTCATTACTTTTTATTTTTAAATTTGCGAATAAGTATTTTAACGGAAATAGCGACGGCCGCTAATATACCAGAGGCGATTGTTTTTTTAAATTTCATTTTTTCCCTCCCTTGTCATGTTTCTTATAAAGCTTATTTATCTCATCATTACTAAATAGCGTGTAAACGGCTTCTGCTTTTTCGCGTGAATAACCGTACTCTTTTTGTATAATTTTTATGTCAGCTGTTGCGTCAGCCTTTTTAGACCATTTAGAAAATCTACGTTTTGCAGTTACCATGTTTCTATAAAAGTCATACTGCATACGATTAGGTAGTGTATGATGGATGTTCATTTCATTAGCAAATATTACAGTATCTTTAAAATAAGATAATGATCGGTTTACTACAAAAGGAACATACGCCTTTTCTATGGAATCGGGATTTGATATTTCTAGAGATTGATCTGCTTTACAATCTTTCAGCAAATGCTTTCCCTTACGTCCATCGTTGATGGAGCTTATAAATGTAAACGGTGTTATTTTACTCATTTCCACTCAGATGAAGCCATTATTTCTGTGAGACACGCAACAGTATTTAGTTCTTTGTCTGCAACAAAACCTGCTTTGTATTGGTAATCAGCAAGGATTAGAATGATTGCTGGAATTGATTGTGGTTGAGCAAAATCATATAACGTATCATAGATTCTTCTAAAAATAACAGAGGAATCTACATCTGTGTTATTTGTAACCCAAGATCTCATACTCTTAAAATCCTTACTCTTTAAGAATCCTACTAACGCAGCGATATTTTGATCTGACAGGCCAATCAAAATATCTGAAGTAATTTCGCCAGATGATGAGTAGCGTTGACATTCATTAATAACTCTGCGCCAGTCTGGTGCATAGCGCATAATCAACTCTGCAAGAATTTTATTATTAAAGTCAACACCTTCAGAAGTAAGGATATCCTGCATCCTTTTCATAAACCCTGCGGCGAGTGCGGCAAGTTGTTTTTTTGTAGTGTTGAATTCAATAACTGAACACCTTGAATGAAGAGGCTCAATAATTCTATTCTTGAAATTACACGTTAAGATAAATCTACAATTAGTACTAAACTCTTCAATAAAACCGCGTAATGCTGGTTGTGTTGATTGTGCATTTAGATAATCAGCTTCATCAAGTATAACAACCTTCGTTCCTCCACTTAAAGAAACAGATGAAGCAAACTGCTTGATCTTAGATCTTAGAACATCAATGCCATTTTCTTCTGAAGCATTGATAATGATATAATCAAGATTTAACTGGTTACACAATGCTCGTGCAACTGTAGTCTTACCAAGACCGGCAGAACCAGTCAATAACATATTATGCATTTCTCCAGTATCAACAATTTGTTGAAAAGTCTTCTTTAGACTTTCTGGAAGAATACAATCTTTGATGGTTTGTGGGCGATATTTTTCAACCCATAGGAATTCACTTTTACTCATAAACAAATATATTTTATACTAATTTTTATAGATTGTACATACTAAAATGGCTCCGAAGGTAGGGTTCGAACCTACGACCTAGTGGTTAACAGCCACCCGCTCTACCACTGAGCTACTTCGGAATAAATGGAGCTCCGAGTCGGACTTGAACCGACGGCCTGGTGATTACAAATCAACTGCTCTACCAACTGAGCTATCGGAGCTATTATCTTACTTAAAAATATTGGCTAATCTAGAGAAAATGCCAGGACTTTTAACTTCGATATATTTCACGACTTCTTTTTCAATTACCTTCGCTTCAGGTTCAGCAAATTGAACAGGATACGTATCCTCTGGATTTCTTTTCGCACGGTTTAAAGCTTTCTCCATATCATTGTGAGTAAAGAGATACGCTTCACCATTCTCAGCGAATACATGAAAATAATTTTCCGAAGCACTCGTGCGTGATTTCTTATTTTTAATAAGCTTAATATAAGCTCTATGTGGTTCTTTTCCAGTCATAATATTTAATATTAAGGCCAGTTTAACAACTTAGCCTAGGTTGCCGGTTAACTACTCAGAGGTTTCCTCAGTCCCCTCAGCGCTAGGAGCAGACGTCGGTTTTTCTTCTTCTTCTTTTGGCGCATGGAAATTGACAAATCCAGCAAAAGAGTTTCGAATTTGACCAATAGCTTCAAGCTCTGGTCCTTTAAATGCACCGCGGGTAGAACAGAGATCAATGATCTCTGTGACTGCAGCGATTTGATTAAATGAAATCTGAGGTTCAGTTTGTTCCTCTTCATTCTGTGCGGTTTCTACTTCTTGAGTAGGTTTTACTGTTTTTTCTGACATAATGTATTATTATTGTTATGAGTTAAATGATGAATTTTTTTCGAGTGCGATCCAATATTGTGTTTTACTATTTAAACCTTTCCACTGCGAAATTAGCTTAGAACTTACGGAAATTTCGTAGTCATCTGGCAAAAGTTTTAAGTTTGAAATAAGAAATTGAAAATCATATGTACGAGATTCGCCATCTCCAATATTTAGGCGATACATATTGGCCGAAGAATTATCAGGATCTTTTACTTCTAAATAAACTTTTTCGCTATCTTCAGAAGAAGAAATAGAAACAACAGCGTGACCTAAAGCTCCGCCGGCTTTTCGAATTTCGTTAATTGTATTAGATGAAAGTTCAACTGTGAAATCAGGATCTGGCATATTCACTTCTTTTTGCGGAGAAGTAAGAATAAGAGGATCTGAGTATCGGTAATTTACTGATGCGCGATTATTCGCAATAGTCACTGAATTGTCTCCAAAATCTAGTTCTGGATCTTCAATCAAATTAAGAGCTGATAGAAATTCATTTAAATCATAGATTCCTACTTCAGTGTCAAACACTTCGCTTACAGTAACATTAGCCATAATGTTTTTTGCATCGGCAATTGTTGATAGTTTGTTTCCTTGTTTAATGACAAGGTTTGGGTTAATACCTGAGAAGTTTTTCAGGACTTCAATAGTTTCTTTACTTATTTTCATAACGAGTATATTATATAATGTTTTAGTCAGTTTGTAAATAATAAAATTCAAGCATAAACATCATGCAACAAATTGCGTGTGCGGCATGATGAATGCCGGTCTCCTCATCCAATGTTTCGCCTCGTTGCAACGCCCATAGATGACGTTGCGCTGCAGCAAAATAACGACTATCAAGATTCTCAAGATGTTGCCAATTGTTTCTGTCATATTTTTGAGCTCCGTAAGTTAACACTTTAACTACATCATCCAACGCGTTAGGCGGGATTAAACTATAGTCTGGTTTTTGTGAATCGTATTTGATTCCAGTCATTTTTTTAAAGGTTGCCTCGCCTCCGCTAGGAGGCGAGGACTTAATCAGGTTAGGTTATGCTATGAAATGTGGCTATTAACCACTGAAGTTTTTTATTGGTATGTAGATATTATATCACGTTTTGAGCAATCTGTAAATACTATTTTTCACCTTTTTTCATCTGACTGAAGTTTTTAATCTTCTCAAACTCTATCTTCATAGGAAACTTTCCTTCTAAAAGATCCTGTTTATGAGAAATAATAAAGACGTTGGTTTCTTTTCCAAGGGTATTTAGAATCTTAAGAAGATTGTCAACACCATCAGCATCCATACTTGAATCGAATGTCTCGTCCAAAATTAGTAAATTTGTATTTGCGCTGTTCTTCATACGAGCAATCTGTCTCCACGAAAAAAGTAAACTCAAATCTATCCTTTGTTTTTCTCCTTCTGAAAAAGAAGAATACGTAAATTCATCTCTATGCCGAGATTTAATTGTTTCATTGAATGAATCATCGAGGTTGAAAAGAACAAAAAAATCAAGGACCTGCAAATACTGGTTAATGAGCTTATTCATAATAGGAAGATACTGTCTGATAACTTTTGTTTTTATACCAGTATCTCTTAGCAATTCACCAATAGCATCAAAGTAAGAAGTTAATGTAGTCTGCTCAAATCTAAGTTCAAGAAGTTTTAAACTTTTTTCCTTATCCTCTGAAAGTTTTGTTTCTGCCTCAGTAGTGTCTTGAACATCGGCCTTCTGTGACAAAGCTTCAACTCTAGTTTTAAGAATATTAATTCGTGTCTCATTTTGTCGAATACTATTATTGACTTCATTAAGATGCACAATTTGAGCATACAGCTTATTTACTTCAGATTCAGATACTTTTAGTTGCTCCTTTGTATTGACATACTCTAAATTAAGAGTCTTGGCTTTGTTTTGACATTCTTCATTTTTAGAAGTTTTAAGCTCCACCGAAATATCTTGAGAACACGTGGGGCAGTGGTCATTTTTTTCGTAAAACTTAGACTCCTTAACAACGTCATCCATATTACGCTTAAGGTTAGAAATTTCTACTGTGTATGATGTTTTGTTGCTAGCAGCTTTTTCGTGACCTTCAACAGTAGTTTTATAATTTAGATCATACTCGCGTTGGAGGTCTAAGTTGCTGCCTTCTAATACAGAAATTTCTTCGTTAATGGAACTTATCTCCTTTGTTCTTTTTTCTTCTTGTGTAGAATCAATCTTCTTTAATTCTCTAATATGTGAAGTTTGAAGTTTAATTGTTTCTTTAAGAATCTTAAGTTCATTATCAGTATCGTTCATTTTATGACGGAGAGCCATAATTTTCTCTTTAAGAACACCATTCATTTTAGTGAAAATGCCAATATCGAGTAGATCTTCAATCACATTCCTACGTTGGTGTGAAGGTAATTGCATGAATGGAATAAAATTTGAAGACCCTAATACAACTACTTGGTGAAAAGATTTGTGGTTAAGTTTTAAAATATTTTGTTCAATAATTTTTTGATAGTCGCGACTGTGCGATTCCTGATTAAGTAACTTCCCATTTCGGTAAACCTCGAATATGTTAGGTTTAATTCCTCGGACAATTCTGTATTCAATACGACCTACACTAAATTCAACTGTCGTTAAACAATTTGTATTGTTGATTGAGTTTACTAATTGCGGCTTATTAATACTACGGTGAGGCTTACCAAAAAGCGCGAAAGACAATGCGTCAAGCATTGTAGATTTCCCGGCACCATTTGAACCGACGACGAGAGTGGCAGAATCTTTGTTAAGATATACTGTAGTTTCGTTATTTCCGGTAGATAAAAAGTTTTTCCAAGTGAGTTTTTTAAATGTAATCATTATATATTGTCTAAGGCTTGCGCTTCAATCAAAAGTTCTTGCATCATTTTTTTAAGAACATTAGAGTCTAAATTTGTTTCTGTCGCGTCGATATAACTATTCAACAGTGTTGGTGTGTCGTCAACTTTTACGTCTTCGTCATTAATCTTATCTCCACCATATTCGTCAAAGTTTTCTATTATCCTAACTTCATAAGGGTTGAAGTCATATATTTGCTCCATGAATTTATCAAAAACAAATAAATCTTTTTTATTAGTAACGATGACTTTTACATAAGTATTCTTTACTAAACTAGGTGTTATAGCAGGAATGTTATCTTCATCGTAGTAAATTTTTTGAAATAAAACGTTAGGATTTATAACAGCTTCAAGATCTCTAGTTTCCGTGTTAAGTATATGGAAATATTTAGGATCATTAGCGTCTGACCATGTTAATTGGTATTGAGTCCCAAGATACGTGACATTTCCTTCGCTGCTTTTAGTATGATAATGACCAGAGTAAACAGCATCGTATCTATCAAATAAAGATTTATCCATGCCGTGAGATTTGATACTCGCGTTGCCCATGTATTTAAAACCTCCTAGCTCAAGGTGGCCCATCAATACTGAAGCTTCAGAGTTTTTAATAAAGTCCATTGATTCCGCTCTATTCTCTTCACAAATCCAAGGGAGCAAACCTACGTTTAGTCCTTCAAATTTTTTAACAGTAGGGCTCAGATGGATATGAATCCTGTCGTTATATTTCTCTAAAATTTGCTCTAAAGAATTTAATTCATTTGTGTTTTTGTAATAAACGTCATGGTTGCCTGGAATAATATCCATGTGCATGTCGTAATCATAAAGCTTTTTAATAAAGACTTCAAAATTGTGTTTTAAAACTTTAAAGTTAACAAACCTGCGATGATCAAAATAGTCACCAAGATGTACAATGTCTCGTATGTCATTTTTTAGTAAGTATGGAAAGAAAACATCATCAAAAAATTTGGCAGAGTAATCTAAGAAAATATCAGACCCATTTTTTACTCCAGAATGGGTGTCATTAATTATAGCAAGTCGCATATTATAAAAACTCGTCTAGTAAGCCATTAATTCTCTTTTTTGATCTCTTCTTCTTTTTAAGAGTCTTACCAAAATTCTTAATAGCAGAATCTCTATCACGGATCCGTTGAGATTTAAACCTAACACGCTCAACAATGCCTGAAGCGTCTGAGAACCCACCAGTATCCATAAACCCTGAAGCACTTGCGTGCTCCATATACAGCTCTTTGATATCTTGGTGCTTTTTCTCTTTAGCAATTCGTCTTAAAAACGCGTAATATGTAATTTGTGTAAAATACGCAAAGGCATTGGGTAAGCCAGTGCGAGTTGCTTTCTTTACGTCGTAATTCATAATAGCCTTAATACAGTTTTCAACAGCATCCATAACCATTTCCTCTCTGTATGTGTATCCCGAAAAGTTTGGCTTATGCGATAGGCCCTCAGCGATTTTTAAGAAGCATGTACCGATATATTCAGTAATAATAGGTTCCTCCTCATCTTTGCTACGAGCTTCATTTGCTGAATTCACATAGTCAACAACTGATCCAGAAAACTGTTTATTGTTTACATAGTGTGGTTTCTCACTAGGTTTCTTCTTCTTCATAATTATTTTATATATTATACACTAAATCACACGGATGTAAATACTTTTTTACATGGTTGTGCATTTTTTTATTTACAATGTTTGCTGTATAGGGTATAATATTCTTAGAATAACAAAAAAGCTCTAATTGTTGTATGGTTTCCATTTGTTCCTCCATTCCAAATCTTTAGGCTCATCATAATCATATAATGCCTCGTAGCCTCCATCAACTTCGCTAGTATCTAGATTATCAATATCATCGGTAAATACTTTGTCTAATATAATACCAATCTCCTTTTCAGTCAAATTATCTTGGAGATTAAGCTTGATAAGATATTTGTGATATTGTATTTGAATGTCTTCACTTACTGCAGCAGATGCAATTATATTGCTTTTCTGTATTTGAATTATATCCTCGTCATCAGTTAAAACCCATGGGATGAGGAAAGAACTTCCTTCGGGTGTTATTATTATCTCTACCGCCCCTGAAATGTAGAAAGATTGTGTTTCTTTATCATAGTGTTTCTCATTGGCTATCACACTACTTCCATCGCGCAACCGATAATTTATCAATGCGTAATTGTTTAAATAGTCTTTCAACTCTTTTTTCATATAGGTACTTCGTGAATATTGTAGATAAACTTTTCTTTAGAGTATATTTTTACACGCTCAATAGCGTGATTTAGTGTATAGTTTTTCTTCTTTTTCCAAGAAAGATCATCGGCTAAGTCATAGATTGTAGTACCTTGCCCATCCTCTGTCTTTCTTAAACCTCGCCCAATTGATTGTAATACTCTTATCTGCGATTTTGTCGGAGATGCAAACATTATGTTGTGCAAGTTAACTATATTTATACCTGTAGAAAAGGTGCCTACACTCGCTACAATAACGGCGTTTTTTTCTTTCTCTGTAATCTCACGAATTTTTTCTCTTTCTTCTGCATTTACTGCTCCCGACACAAAAAATACTTTGCGGTCAGTACCCTTCAACCTTTCTGCAAATGCGTCATACAAAGGTTTACCATGTTTTTGCACAAGATTATACAGAACAAGTGAATTACCTTTTTGATCACATGTAAGATTGACAATAAATCTATTTCTTTTTTCGTGGGAAACTATATGATCGATTTCATCTTGGTACTTTAGTCCTCTACACAATTTTCTTTCTTCGTCTGAATACTTAAGAACTAAACATTGAATAGTTAGTTGCGCCAGTGTGTCAGAATCGATAAGCTCTTTTGTTGTAGTAACTTTATACACTGGACCAAAATTACCTTCAAGAGTCATTTGGTTTGCTATTGTATCGTCAATAGTTCCTGTGGTTCCTATTCTAAAACCAGCATTTACTAACCTGTTCATAATTGTAGTTAGCGACTTAGCTTTGAATGTGTGTGCTTCATCACCGATGATCATCCCGTAAACAGCAAACCAGGATTGTGGTAAATTAATCGCGCTTTGCCATGTAGTAACAACTACAGACGAATCAAAACCACTTTTGTCTTTACCAGAGTATATCCGATGAACATCTTCAGTAACATCAAAGGATTTATCCTGCCAGGAATATGACTCAAAGTCTTTGTACATTTGTTCTACTAAAGATGTAGTAGGCACGACGATTAAAACCTTTTTATCCATTTCATGGTTTAAATAATGCCGCATCATCATGTAGATAATAAGAGATTTTCCTGACCCAGTTGGAGAAATTAGTATTGCTCTTTTATTTTGAATTCCGTGAACAAAAGCGTCGAACTGATAATCTCGCGGATTAATAAATTTGTCCTTTATACTTATTTTTGAGCCTTTAATAAATTCTTCTAATTGATCCTTTTCAAAGAATTCAGCGTTCTTCATTGACTCATCATGTACAAGTTTGTATCCACGCTCTTGGCAAAATTCAGCTACACGCTTCATTAAACCATATGGAATAGTTTGTGACCGAGAATCGAAAAGCCGTATTTTACCATCCCAAAGTTTATTTCTATAAGCTGGCATAAACTTATAGCCTTCTGCAAAAAATGTAAAATATTCGCTAAGCTCCATTAGAATACCAGAATCATCTGATCTAAGGATAACTTTTGCCTCATTTTTCTTATACGCAGTTATCATTACATGCCAGAAGTAAACTTCTTAAATTCCAATATATTTTTTACATGGGTGTGCCGCCATCTAATATTGCCCATGATTTCTTCCAGAGTTTCAACAATTGTTTTCTGGTAATCAATTTGTGCTTTTATTTTTACAAGATCTTTGTCAGTTGAATAGTACATATCCATATCAGACTTCATAGGCTTAGACATGCCATCAAATGGATCATATTTCCATTTGTTCTTATCCATATCATCTTTAGTCATCTTTCCATTGTAGTAAAGCCACTTATCTTTTTTCATAGATACATACTCCATTTCTTTTTTCTTAAGCATTAGTTTTGACATAGAAAAAAGCTCTAGGTATTTTGCGTGCAATTTGGAAGATTTAAGCGTCTCGTCATCAAGGCATACGTCATCAATAACAGCATCCTTTTTCCACATCATTAAAATATCATTCAAATTCATCATATAGTATTATTTATTACTATTTTATGATTAGGAATTCGTCGTATCTAAAGGCAACATCAGCCTGTGCATATTCTACATCGTTTGACTGTACGTTAAAATCTACACCGCTTAAAGAAGTAGGAAAGGCATTCTTAAATTGAAATTGTTTATTCACAGTATTATGACTAGACATAACTGAAAGAATCATATCAGCAACTTCATACTTTTCAGTATTATCCTTCATCCAATTATATATTTCTGTATAGTTCTTCATATCTTCGTCAATAGCGAACCTTAAACTCAATCCTCCAAATTGACGAGTCTCGCTTGTTTGATATGAAATCCCTCCTCTAAAATTCATTTGAACTTCACCAGCACTAATCTCAGGTATACCAAAGTTCGTTATAAAGTACTCGGTATTAGCATACTTCTGCCGATTAATTGTAAGTTTAAAACCAACAGGAGAAAGAAGATTCGTGTTAGATGTTAAATTATTCTGAGCCATACATGTATTTATACAAAAAAGAGGGCCCTCTTTCAAGGACCCTCTTAAATTTAGGTTTTTAAACCGCCGTATTAAACAAGTGTGTTAATGTTCTTAACGCGGAATGTACGGAAGTATGGGTTACTATTAGCAGCACCAAGACCATTAAGTGTAACCATTGGGTTAGCAACAAGACCGTAACGTGTCTTAAATGCAATCTTCGGCTGGAAGTTGTTCTCTCCAACAGCACGAACCATAGTAAGAGGAACGTACGGGCAGTAGAACACACCAGCGTCATATGGGGAAGTTCCCTTATAACCAACAGTGGCGTAGTCAGATGTAGCATATGGGTCAACATACACTTTCAGGCTTCCATTGAGTGTACCAGCAAATGTATTACCAGCAGCATCAACAGCAATTTCACCTTCTCCGCCAAACTTAAGTTGACCACCAGCAGCAAGTGCAGAAGCAACGTTGCTTGAGCAGATAACGAAGTTACCCTTACCACGACGTGTTTCTAATGCAATTTGGTTGGCTTCCTTCTCGATCTGGAAGATCAATGACTGGAATTTCTCAACAGCCCAACGGCCGTCGGCTTGTGTCTTAAGGTCAAACTCGTGTTTAACACCAATACCAGCTTCCTTACCAGTAACAACGATGTTACGGATAACCTCACGGTTGATTTCCGCAAGGATCTCACCGGAAAGGATGTTAGCAAGCTCAGACTCAGCATCAAGGCCGTGAACAGCTTTGAGGTCTTGAGCAAGCTCCATGGTGTACTCAGCTTTGAGCTGACGAGTCTTAGCAGTAACAGTCGACTTTTCGATAGTGAAACCCATATTCGCAAGCGAAGAGGAAGCTTCACCAGTAGCTGTAGTGATACCAGTTCCTGTAGTGATAGTAGCAGGGGAATCAAAGAGTCCCTTAGCGCTCTGTGTACCAGCACCAGAGAAGTCTGTGTCAGCCTCATTGAAGAGTGCTTCAGCATCAGACGTCGCGATTGCATTTGAAGCGTGACCAACACGAGCCTTCATTGCGAAGATGAGACCAGTAGGACCAGACATAGGCTGGACACCAGCGACATCATAAGCGATGAGGTTAGGCATTGCACGGCGAACCAATGAGATAAGCACTGGATCAGGGTTAACAGCAGCAGACGTTTGGGTCTGTCCCTCGCTTAAAACACCGAATGAAGATGCGGCAGACTCCTCACGGAGTGCAACTTCAGTGTTCTCGAGTAGTTTGGCTGTAACAGCCTTCTTATAGCTATCAGTGATAGCGGGAGCGTCAGCGTGCTCAAGCACGGGAGCCCATTTTTGTAGTTCTTTTTCTGCGTTTAGCATAATAGTTTTTCTTTCTTTTGTTGTTTGGTTGGGTTATTTGAAGCGAGAAAGAGTTGAAATATAGCGTTGCATGTCACCAGACAACTTGCTATTAGGATCAATTTCTCCCTCGACGATTGTTTTTACGTTAGTTGAATCAGTTGATTCAGTAATGACTTCTTCTTCTTTCGAATCAGAATCTGAGAAGAATCCTTCTTTAATTACAGCTACCTTAGATGCAAATGTATCTGCATCTACAAAGTCAACTTCTTCAATAAGAGAAGAGAGTTTAGCGACTTGCGTGGAAGCCAAATCAGTAGTAGCCTCAGAAAGAATCTTTTCCCGATGAAGACTTTCAAGTTCTTCAGCAAGAGTAACATTCTTTTCCTCAACATCTACGAGGGATTCTTTAACAGAAGCAACTTCCTCTGAAAGTTGATCAACAAGATCAACCTTAGAATCAGGTACTTCGATGTAGTGTTCTGTGAAAACACCTTGAAGAGCTTTCATGAAGTTTTCTGTGATGTCAGTGCGAAGCTTGTTATCAACAAACTCCTGGTTTTCTTCGATCCAAGTTTCTACCACATAAGAAAGATAATCATCAATCTTAGTGACGAGAGACTCACGAATGTAGCCTACTTCTTCTTGAAGATCGTTCTCATATTGAGCTTCAAGAGATTCTTTGATCTCGACAACACGGTTTGCAATAGCACCTTCAAACAGAGTAGCAACCTTAGCTTTAAAGCCTTCGGTCAATTCCTGTTCAGAGTCGGCAAGAACTTTAAGATCTTCAGCATAGCTTTCAGTCTCAAGTTCCTCATGCATACCACCGCAAGAATCTTGAATAGCCTTATAAGAGGCAGTCAATTGATCCTTTTTCATAGCCTTAAGTTGACCATACATTGCGTTGATAATATCTGCCTTTGTCTTTGGCACTTCTACTTCACCTTCATCTTCACTCACATTAATACCTTTATAAGCACTAACGAGTTGTGATTTCTTCATGCCCTTAAGAGCATCAAAACTTGCAGCAAGATAACCTGCTTTAGTTTTAACACCTGGAAGGCTAACTTCTTCTACTTCATCAGAGTCGTCGGCAGATTCTTCTACCTCTTCATCTTCTTCAGCAGATTCTTCTTCCTCTTCCTCGGGATCTTCTTCTTCTGTCTTGGCTTTAGCTTCTTCCACTTCTTCTGAATCGTCTTCTGACTCTTCTTCTGTCTTGGCTTTAGCTTCTTCCATTTCTTCTTCATCATCTTTAGAATCGTCATCTGACTCTTCTTCGGATTCATTCTTCTTGGCTTCGCCTAGAAGTGCGTCTACGACGGCTTGAGTTAAAGTTTGACTTGTATCCTCAGCAACTTCTTCAGGATTATCCTGCACAAGCTCCTGATTCTCAACAAGGTCCTTTTCCTCTACGTCTTCTATAATTTGGTTTTCTTCTGACATATTTTCTTGTTTTAATTTAGAGTTTGGAGAGGAAATCATTGAAGATCCGTTCCTGAGCTTCGCTTACGCGCCCAAGTGGAACTTTATTAATTTCAGTCTCATATTCTTCAATTTGCTGAGGTTTGAGAAGACCATTCTCCCAAATCCATTCAACACCTTCCATAATACCTTCAACGAAGGCGGAAGGAGCAGAAGGATCTTGGACAATATCCACAGTAGAAAGAACGAAATCGTCCTTAACATATGTTTTGCCTTCCTTTTGCTCAACAGTACCCATACCACGGCTAGAGACACCTAACTTACATCCACCTTCAACGAGACCTTTCACGATTTTGCCCATTGGTGTATCAAGTATAAGTGCCTTTCCAACAACATTATTACCATCCCAATTAAGTTCGGTAATTCTGTGTGAAACTTTATCTAAGTTAATTGCTGGTCCTTCGGGGTGATTCAACTCACCAACTGCCCGACCAGTTTTAACTTGTTCTTTTACATATTTTCCGCACGCTGATTCTAACACAGCTTTGGGGTAAATACGTTTATTGCGGTTTTGTTGCTCCGCTTGCATAAAAATTCCTTCAATGAAAACGTTCTTTTCACCGTTATCTTTCGCTTCAGTAATATACTCAAGCTTATCTAAATGTTCCGTAATTAATTTCATAGCTTTTATCCGTAAAAACCTAGCTTAGTAAATAGGACGTTAGTATTTGCACCAGTTCCTGCGGCTGCAGTGGATGCGAAAATTTGGTCCGCGATGGCTTTACGAACTATGATGTTACTTTTAGTTGGAACATAAAATGAAGCATAGCGCGTTCCGGTTGTTCCTGTTTCTATATGTACGTATGCTGCAGCAGTACCAATATTTTGTACTAGTACTTGTTGAGCTTCACTTACATTTGATGCTCCAGCAGTAAGCGATGCAGCTGCTGCTACTGTTAATGGTTCAATTTTCATTTTTTTATTATTGTGTTTAGTCTTCCATCCCTATTGATAGCGCAGAGATAGCATCACGAAGATTGTCAAAGTATTCTACAGAATCTTTACCTCCATCAAACTTAATTTTACCTTTGTCAAAACTAAACTCAATTTTAGAGCCGCCAAAATCTGCAACACTGCCTTTAACTTTTGCACCGTTTTTAGCTATAAATTTCAAAAGCTTAGCAATGTCTCCGCTAGAAGCTTCGTTAATTTCTTCTTCAACTGATTCTTCGAAAGTTTCAGAGCTTGTAGATTGCTGGTTATAAATTCCTGCGGTAATACCGGCTTTACGAACATCCACAGCTTGATCCATCTTTTGTTTTATTGCGCTACTAAAATCTTCCTGCGAAGCTGTATTAGTAACAATACTTTTAAATAATTCTTTAGCAATATCACTCATATTAATACTATTTATAATTTTTTTGTTTTAGAGATTTAAATATCTTCATCTTCAAATTCATCACCTTCATCTCCTGAACCTTCTTCTTCAATTTCTGCGTCTAAACGCATAATATCTTCATCTGATTGTTTAAGTATAACTGTACGCACGTACTTGTCAGAGATATATTTACCAACAATATCTTCGAGCATCTGTGACATTTCTAAACGTTCTCTAAGGATTTCAAATTCCTTTAATTCAGCAAAATAGTTATCTTCAAGGAAGCTAATGTTAATAGATTCTTCGATGTCGCCCCAATCTTTTTCGGTAATAACACCTTTAAGGATGAGCTGTATTCTCAAAGCATCCATTAACATGAAAGAAAACTTCTTCCTTAAACGATCGATAAACTTTTGGAATTTAACTTCTTCTCTTGAAACTTCACTTGCACGGCCGACACTAAAAGCGTTATCCTGTTCTAACCTTGCAACAGGAACGTTAAGTGCTCGGTACAGCTTACGTTGGAAAAACTGTACGTCTTCAATCTGACCCAAGTTTTCTCCACCACCAAGTGTAGTAATCTCGGTTCCTCTTCCTCCCTCTCGTCTAGGGAGATAAAAATCCTCAAGCATTGACATATGTCTACGATCATCGCTAATATTTCCAGTATTTGCATCATACACAAGCTTATTTCTATAACGAGAAACAACTTGCTGAACGTATTCTTCGGCCTTACCTTTTGGAAGGTTACCAACATCAATATAAAAGATTCTTCTTTCTGGTGCGCGTGAAACACGATATACAACCAAAGAATCTTCCATATAGCGAAGCTGATTAGCTAGCTTCATTGCTTTATGAAGGTGGCCAACTGTTCGGATCTTATCAGGATCCATTATTCCAGAATTAACTTGGATAATAGCATCATTAGCAAACTTAATCCCATTTAATTTATCAACAGCATTATTTCCAAGATCAGGAGAATACACGTAATATTCGTCTACAACCTTTTCATATTCCAATCCTGTCTTTGAGTCAGTTTCTTGTTTTACTTCCCTGACTTTATTGATGTGTGTCGATTCAACTGGCCGAAGTTCTATAATACCTTTCTGAGGATTATTGGGATCAATAATTACATTAAAATACGATTTACCATCGACATACCAATTACGAAAATACTCTGAGGCATTTCTATTAAACTTGTAGAGTTTTAGCACACGGTTAAACTCTTTAATTATTTGTTTCTTTACATTGTTAGGTAAGTCTAAATCACTCATAGATAAATCAACCGGAGAAGATTGATCTGATGATGCAATCGCGCTATCAACAATGTCAGAGACAGCCGCATCACACTCAGGCTGCATTGCGGTTTCACGGTATTTACGAATTAATTCGTGGTCAGAAACCGTGTCGGTATTTGAAAGATCTACGTATTGGCCGTAGTAGCCGCCTCCAACTGCCACCGTTGATGAAGACTCATCGGTCGGCTTAGGTATAGGTGAGATCGCTTCAACACTATTCTGTGGTGAAACTTTTTTACTAATTTCAAATCCAAATAAATTTATCGCCATAATATATTATTTATAATAAAAACTAGGGAGGGTTTGGACCTCCCTAGTTCTATTGTTTTAACTTGTGGTGTTTGACTCCCAATACTGATAAGCAAATTCAACAGTGAATTCCTCAATAGTATCAGCAGAGTCGTTACTTACTTCAATACTTGAAACATTTACTGGCCATGCCGATCTAAATGTATAAGTTTTGATAACGTTCCCTGCTTTATCAAGCTGATCAACTGCGAGATCAGCCTCGTAATCAGATGGGTTTGTTAAACCACCATTTGATACGTGAGAGTTTATTCCATTCTGCCAACGCTCCATTGCGTCGCGAATTTCAAACCCTGTATCATTAATAATTGTTACTGACCAGTTTTCGTATGTACGATCACCGGCTATTTTCATTTGACGTCCACGATAGGGAACATCAATCTGACCAACAACGCTGGCTGGAAGTTGTGCGGATTTACACATAAATTGTGCAAGTTCGCTATCTCCTGCAGCGTACGCTGGGAAAGCAATGGTCGCCTTAAAAAGGTTTGCCCTTGCTCCACCACCGATAAGTTTTGCTTTAAAATCGTCTACTGTTGCCATAATAGTTTTTCTTTCTTTTTGTTATTTATTAGTTACCAGTTCCAACGATCTCAGAGAATTCAACACCTGTTCTTGTTGCAACAAAATTCAAAGTAATGAAGTTGATTGAACGAGCAGGCTTAATGTAAATATCTGCAACAAACCGATTAGCGTCAATCACTGTTCCTGTGTTATTTGTTTCGTCACAAACAACTAGAAAATCAGTAATACCGCGTCTTCCTTTAACATCCCTGAGGAATGGTTCGGTCATGTTCCTGAACATTGCTCTCGTAAACTCATC